AAATAGAACCCTGATCCGGGGCTGGCCAGACCGTGACGTTTGGAAACTTGGTATTACTTACCGTCGCACCTGATGTATGAGCAGCAGCCGTCGTGTTGTTTTGACCGCGGACTACATTATCTAGCGTTGCATAAGCTGAAGTACCCGTTGCCACATTCTCAGCTTGGGTTGAAGTACCGTAGTAATAAACAGTCTCCGATCCAATGTTTGCATATCCTGCATATGGTATCCCCGTGAGGCTAGACATCGGTATTGTCGTAGCCGACGAAGAGATATTTGCGGCCAAGGTGCCTGTAAAAACATAGGTCTGTCCGCCTTGTCGATCAATGTAAATTTGAATAGGCCGGCCAGTAGCTAGCTTATTAGGTATCGTTGAATACGTACTTACTGAGATTCGGCTGATATTAATATCCGTCTGATTCTGACCTTCTCCTGTGCGGATGATGGTTTCCACCAGGTCAACCGTATTAATCGGCAAAGGGTAAGTAATTTGATTGGCATAAAGTTGTATGGCACCTTGCTCCATGGTCCAAAGATTTATACCTCTGTTAGACCACTCAGTAAGCAAAAGATTAAGCGATCGCCTGGCGGTTCTTAAGTCGTAGCCAGAACGTAATTCACGGCCACACCTTTCGTAAGCCTCTTCGACTAATTCGTTTAAATTGGGGTCGAACGATGTCGTGCCGGATGTATAAGCCATTACTTGCTCCTTGCCGCACGCATATTATCCACAAGATTTGGATAAGGTCTACCCGCAGCTTTAGCCATAGCCTTAGCTTTAGCTTTCTTCGCCGCGTCCATGGGCTTTGACTTACCTAATTTTTTAGGTCTTGGCTTGTCCCACACCTCACCACCCTCTGCATACTGCGTAAAGTCCGTGTCATCCCGTCGGGGCTTGACCTTGGCCTTGGGCATTTTGCTAGGATTGATTATCCCCATTCCTCTGCTGGCTCTCACTTGCGGCTCCTATAAGTGCGGCTAGTCCAAAGTTGCCACTATCTTGCAACGGACGCAAGTAGCTTGGCGCTTTAAATAAATCATATGGCCCAAACTCAGGTGCTGGCACGTTGGGCTGTGCGTAATCTACATAAGTTGTTTGCTGTGATGAAACAGCAGGTAGTCCAAAGAATGGGAACAAACTACTTCCCGTTGCTGCCGTCGTAACAGGTTTTGCTGTTGTCGTTGACGGTTTGACCGTCGTCGTAACAGGTTTTGCTGTTGTCGTTGTAACTGCTGCCGTTGTGGTTACTACCGCAGTTGTTGTTGGGGCCTCTGTTGTTGTAACCACCTGTGTTGTTGGCGGTTCGGTTGTTGTTGGCGGTTCGGTTGTTGTTGGAGGCATAGTCGTCGTAACAACTTGCGGCGTTGTCGTTGGCGGCTCGGTTGTGGTAACCGGCGGAACAGTAACTGTTGTCGTAGGCGGAGGTAATGATGTCGTTGTAATAACGATTGGCAGAGCAGTTGTTTGCAATACAGCTTGTGTAAGTGTTGGGCTCAACGTCTGACTTACTGTCTGCGTTACAGTCACCGTCGGGGAAATTGTTTGCGTTACTGTAGGCGTTACAGTAGGCGATATTGTTGGCGCAACCGTTGGCGCTACTGTAGGTGCTACTGTTGGTGCTACTGTTGGTGCTACTGTTGGTGCAAGTGTTTGAGTAACTTCTGGTGTTACAGTTTGTGTCACCGTAGGAGTTACTGTTTGTGTAACAGTTGGAGTGGCAGTTTGCGTTACGGATGGAGTGACTGTCGGTGATACTGTTTGTGTTGCTGTAGGTGTAACAGTCTGGGTAACCGTTGGCGTGACTGTCTGAGTAACAGTAGGGGTTACTGTTGGAGAAACTGTTTGTGTTATTGACGGTGTAACAGTCTGTGTTACTGTAGGCGTGACAGTTGGCGCAATTGTTTGCGTGACTTCTTGTGTCACCGCCTCTGTTACTTTCTCGGTAACCTTCGTCTTAATCTCTACAGTAGGTTCTGCATCAGGTTTAATGGTTGATACGCCAAGGATGACCTCATCACCATTTTGCATTGAATAATTTCCTTGGGTGCGAGGTAATGTATAGGTATTACCATCCTGGCCAACTACAATGACATTGTCATTGATGATCGCAGTAACAGTACCTTGCACACTGGATCTTGGAGTAACGATATCCAAAACATTCAATTGTCTGGCCGGGTCAAGCCCCATGGTTTCCATGAACGTCTTAAACTCAGCATACGTTGTCCTTCCTTGGTCAAGAAGTGACTTTGCATTTGCAGCTATTTGTTGATCAGTTTGGGCATTGAACGTATTACGCTGATCAAGTAATTGACCTGCTTCTGAATTGTTTAACTCGTTGGCAACCGCCAGAATATCCGTCCCGTCCGCCAGTCGTCTTACATTGAAGTCTAATTCTTCAAACGTCGGTGGCCTACCAAGCTCTGTTTGATAGATATCCTTAAGCTGGTTTTCTAATGTGTTAAACCGCTCGTTTACATTGTCAGGTACATAGACCGCATCATGCATCAAGGCATTGATATTTATATCTTCGCCAACTTTGAGATCTAAACCCTCTGGAATGTCTACTCGTATAACAGAACCATTTCCAAGCTCAACCAACCCTTGTGAACCATCCGGCGAAATAACTTTGATTGCTCCACTATTGTCTGGCGTCATATTGCCGCGAAGACCTATTGGTATGCCAGCCGCCGCACCCGCCGCCCAAAATGTTTGTTGAATGGTGTCTATAGCACCTTGCAAAAAATCTAATCCCGTGCTTTGTTTATTGAGTCCAACATCTGCGTATTTATCCGTTGCAAACTGCAAGCTAAAAGCCGTGAGCTCTCCAATTTGCTCCTTAGTCATGTACTTTGCTAATTGTGGAACTATGCTTTCACTTGCAACTTTTGCAATTTGATTTGTTGGTACATTTTGTAATACAGGTTTTAATAATTTTGTTAAATTGCTCAAACCAAATCGCTCTGTAACCATCTCGATAAAAGCCATATACGTCGCACGCTCTGAGGCATCTTCAATACTTCGTCCTGCCAGACGCCCATTTAAATATTCATTACCGTACGATGTTGAGCCTACCGATGCCACTAATCCAGGAATCCCGGCCGGTCCTGCCATCAGCCACGGGATAGCAGATACAAGATTTGATAGACCACCTATAAAGTTTTTATGCTCTCTTGTATCAGCGCCTGCTATCGTTGTGGCGTCTTCTCCAACTTGGCGTAGACCAAGCGACATTTTTTGAAAATCTTCTGCGAAACTATCTAGACCAAAGGTTTCTGCTATGTGCAAACTAATGCCAAGACCTCCGTTCAATGAATCAGTAATGCCCCGAGCTCCTATTGCATAGGCATTGGCTAACACATCTGACAGCTTGTCACCTATAGGATTTCCACGAAATTGATTGATAAACTGCTTAGTTTCAAATGGGAACTTTGAATCTTGTACTTCTGAAAGATTTACTCGGTTAAATAAATTGCCGCCCTGTAAATCTTGTATCGCCATGGCCATAGCAGTACTGGGCTGTACTCCATTATTCGTGTAGTAGTAACCCGCTTTGTTTTCTACCCGAGTATCTAATGATTTATAAAGCTTTGCCGCAGGGCTGTTATTTGCTACAGCCGCAGCGTATTGCTGATCAATTGCTTTGTATTGAGCGTCAATATCTTTTAAGACTCTCAGGTCGGTTGTTACTCCAGATGCAGATGCAATCTTTGCCCTGTCTTCTGGGCTCATGGCGCTATATTGGCGCAACAAATTATTAAAGTAATCCGTATTTACCGTAGAGAAATTGTTCCTAATCATGCCGGTCGTTCTCACTAAACCGGCGGCAGAAGCTGCATCGCTTATTTCTTTATCTACCGCATATTGATTAGGAGCGCCTTTTGTTTGCTCCGCTGCCCGAGACTGTGCAAGTTGTGCATTGACTACCTGCATCACACCTTGCGGCGTCAAGTTTTGGTACACATTAAGTAAGTTATTACCGTCTTTGTCCCTTGCGGCTACAACATAAGGATCGCCTTCGTCCGTTAACGCAAATGCAACCTCATGCCCTGACTTGCCAGGCAAAGCAACCCAGTTGGTTTTATTTGCAGCCAACACTGCCAGGTTAGTCATCTCAGACGGGGTCAAATCTGCACCTGCCGCCTGTAAACGCATCTTGTTGTATGCATCTACAACTTCATCTTGCTGATCCCCTGTTACACCAACATTGGCCAGACTGTCTCGTAGCTTCGTTATCGCTTGCTCTGAGGTTCCAAGATTATTTGCTACAAAATCCCTGGCTATATTTGCATAGTCATTCCTGGCTGTAACCTGACGATCTATATTGTCTATGTACCTTGTTGCATCAGCCGGCTTAAAGCCTAGACCTTCAAGCTGCTTAATCGCATTGTCTCGGTCTATATCACTGCCAACTTCCGAGTAATCCTTTGCAAGCTGCTGTGCTTTATTAGCTCGGTCTACAAATTGTTGATTAGCCTGCTGTATCTTCGATATCGTATCGTCCGAATAACCAGCGCTCTTAAGATCCTGTACTACCTCCTCCGGATTCATCGTGCCATTATTCATGGCACCAATCAGATCATTGACGTATTGAGCTTGGCCTGCGCTCAACGCCGCTTGGATTGAGTTCCATTCGGTAGGTGTGTACACACGACCGGCATCTACACCCGTGAGT